AAACAGTTTGAACTGTATGATAACATTTCTGATTTTATTTCGACTTTTGAAGAATCTAAAAAGAAAAAGAAAGAGTTGAAGAAAACAAAAGGAATTGAGAATTTTCTGGATGCTTGACATGTGAAAAAAATTGTGGTATGATTTGAAGGAAAAATTCGTGTGGGTTCTAGTACCTAAGCTTAGATGAGGAGAATGTTATGGGTAAAATGAGAAATCATCTCAATAAATTGATTGAAAAACATCAATTGTTGGATAAAGAAGTCGTTCAAATGCAGATCAATCATATTTCTGATTATCAGATTCGTGAATTAAAAAAGAAGAAACTTCATCTTAAAGAAGAAATCGCTAGAATGGAAAAACTTGAGCATCACTATCCATCGTCATTCTAAGATATGAAAGTTGCAATTATAACGGATCAACATTTTGGAGCTAGAGGTGATGCTGTTCATTTTCTAGACTACTATGAGAAGTTCTACAAAGAAACTTTCTTCAAAGTTATTGATGAGAACGATATCAATACTGTGTTGATTCTTGGTGACACATTTGATCGACGTAAGTTTATTAACTTCTATTCTTTCCATCGTGCAAAATCGATGTTCTTTGATGAGTTACATAAACGTAAAATCAAAGTACATATGCTCGTGGGTAATCATGACACATACTACAAGAATACAAACGAAGTTAATTCACCAGAACTTCTTCTTGAAGAGTATGATAACATTAACGTGATTGATTCTCCACGGACTATCAATGTAGACTCAGTTGATATCTGTATGATGCCATGGATTTGCGCAGAAAATTATACGCAATCCATGCAAGAAATGAAAGACACTTCTGCAACTATCTGTATGGGTCATTTCGAGATTCAAGGATTCACAATGCACCGTGGCGCAGTGTGTACGGATGGTCTAGAACCTTCGATGTTTGATAAGTTTGATCTAGTGTTTTCTGGACACTATCATCACAGATCAAACAATGGATCAATTCATTATCTTGGCAATCCTTATGAACTGACTTGGATGGACTACGGAGATCCGCGTGGATTTCATCTGTTTGAGTTGAAAACTAAAGAATTAGAATTCATTGAGAATCCAAATCGAATGTTTCATCGAATTGTTTACGATGATAAACAAGAAAGTCTTCAGACACTCGCACCAAAAGATCCTACTCCATATAAAGGAACTTATGTAGAAAGTCTTCAGACACTCGCAACAAAAGATCTGTCTGCATATAAAGGAACTTATGTTAAAGTTGTTGTAGTTAATAAAACTAATCCTTATATGTTCGATGTGTTCATCAATAATCTTTATAAAGTTAATCCAGTTGACATTGCAATTGTAGAAGATTTTGTTGAACTAGAAGATTCTGATAATGAGATTGTGAATGAAACGGAAGACACAACTACTATCTTAAATAAGTACGTCGACAACTTGACAACCGATCTGAATAAAGATAAACTTAAGGTTCTACTGAGAGAACTCTACGTCGAAGCACTGAACCAAGAAGTATGATTATATTCACAAAAATCAGGTGGAAGAACATTCTTTCCACGGGTAACGCTTTTACCGAAATCGATCTAACTCGGTCCACCAATACACTCATAGTGGGGCAAAATGGCGCTGGCAAATCTACCATACTTGACGCATTTACATTTGTTCTTTTTGGCAAACCGTTTAGAAAGATCAACAAACCGAATCTACTGAATTCGATCAATCAATCTAATGGTGTCGTTGAAGTAGAATTTACTATCGGTAAAAGAGAATACAAAGTTATTCGTGGACTAAAACCTAACGTCTTTGAGATTTTATGTGACAAGATTCTTCTTAATCAAGATGCAAAGTCAAAAGATTATCAAGAACACTTAGAGAAGTTTATTCTCAAGTTGAACTATAAGTCTTTTACTCAAGTTGTTATTCTCGGTTCTGCATCTTTTGTGCCATTCATGCAATTGTCTGCTGCTGATAGGCGTACAATTATTGAAGACTTGCTTGATATTGGAATCTTCTCTTCGATGAATTCTGTTGTTAAAAATCAATTGAGTGAATTGAAAGATAAACAGAAAGATGTTGACTATGAGATGAAACTTGTTGCTGAAAAAATTAAAATTCAAAAACAGAATATCGAAGATCATAAAACAAACTCGGCAGCAGAGATTGCAAAGAAACGTGAAGAGATTAACACGAATAATATTGCAACAGTTAAATTAAAAGAAGACATTTCTAAGATCGAAAAACACGTAGACATTATGTTGGACTCTTTGAAAGACAGAGCGTCTACTGAACAGAAGTCTAAGAAGATGATTCAAATTGAAGCTAAGTTTGATACTAATAAATCTAAAGTTGAAAAAGAAATAGAGTTTTATGAGAACAATGACAATTGTCCAACTTGCCATCAAACAATTCAAGAAGATCATAAAACAAAAAGTATTGCAGAGAAGAAAGATAAACTTAATGAGATTGAAAAAGCAACTGAACTATTGTTGATTGAGATTGAGAAAACTAATAAAAGACTTGATGAAATTACTAAGACTCAAGAGAACATTAGAAATCATAATTCAGAAGTTGTTAAGTTGAATACTCAGTTTAAATCAATCAATACTTATAATGAAAAACTTCTGAATGAAATCTCACAGATTGAAAAGTCTACTGCTTCTTTTGAGACTGATAACACCAAATTGAAAGAACTTAAAGTTTTGTTGGAAGAACATATTAAGATTGCAAAAAAGTGTGCAGAAGATAAACAGTATTATGAGTATGCATCAATACTACTAAAAGATACTGGTATTAAAACTAAGATCATCAAACAGTATTTGCCTGTGATGAATAAGTTAATTAATAAATATCTTACCGCGATGGACTTCTTTGTCAATTTTAATCTTGATGAAAACTTTGAAGAGACAATCAAGTCTAGGCATAGAGATGAGTTTTCATATGCATCTTTCTCTGAGGGTGAGAAAATGCGTATAGATTTGGCACTTTTGTTTACTTGGCGTCAAGTGGCAAAAATGAAAAACTCTGTTAATACTAATCTATTAATTCTCGACGAAGTGTTTGATTCGTCCTTAGATGGAGTTGGAACAGAAGAATTTCTTAAACTTTTAAATTCTCTTGATAACAACACTAACGTCTTCGTAATCTCACACAAAGGTGATCAACTCTTTGACAAATTCAGATCTGTTATCAAATTCGAAAAACGAAACAATTTCTCACAGGTGGCAAAATGAGTGATATTATCACATTCGACACAGATGCGTGGAAACAAGACTTAAAAGTCTCAAGTATGTCTGTTACTTCTAAAGTTATTAAATTTAAATTAGTGTCTGAAAATGATCCTATTTTAAAAGAAGTTATTCCAGAATTTGATTTTGATAATCCGCCAGTTGATCCTAATGCATTTGCAAGTTCTTTAGTGGAGACTTGTATTGAACATGATGGATTTGGATTATCCGCAAATCAATGTGGATTTAAATATCGTGTATTCGTAGTTGGATCTGGAGATGAATACGTCGCTTTCTACAATCCAAAGATTGTATCTTCATCTGGTTCTGTTAGATTGACAGAGGGATGTTTATCTTTTAAAAATCTCTATCTAGATATTGAAAGGGCAGAAACGATTGAAGTTGAATACCAAGACTTTACTGGAGCACATAAGACTGGCAAGTTCACAGGACTCACGGCGCGTTGTTTCCAACACGAGCTTGACCACCTGAACGGAGTGTGTTACACTAAGCATGTGGGCCCGGTAGCCCTAAAGATGGCGACCAAAAAACGGATCAAGTTTGTTCGATCAACAGATTAGGATACATGATGAAAGTTGATGAAAGTGTAGAATATGAAAATTGTATTGGTGTTAAAGATACTACGCAAGCACTTACGTTTGAAGATCTTTTAGGTGATATTCCAGATCCTTCTACAAGTACTCCTGATTGGAAGAAACACTGGAAAGGAATGCCTGAATATGATCAGGATAAAAATCCACCATATAAACAACTGTATCTAAACTTTAGAAATAAAGAAGACTATGATGCATTTGCTAAATTAGTTGATCAAAATTTGTCTGAGAAAACTAAAAGTATTTGGTATCCAAAACTAGATCGTGAAGAGAATTCTTTGTTGAGGTGGATCGAAGAATGACCAATCCAGTTCATCCTGTTTATATTATCTCTAAAGGTCGACATGAGACAATGAAGACTTCTAGATCTTTGTCTAGAATGAAAGTGCCTCATTACATTACAATTGAACCACAAGATGAAAAGTTATATGATCAAGCGTTAGATAATTTTAAGATTAGAGATTATGTAACACTTCTAGTTGCACCGTTCTCTAATCATGGAGATGGTCCAGGACGTGCCAGAAACTGGTGTTGGGATCATGCAATCTCAATTGGTTCTGAAAAACATTGGGTTCTTGACGATAACATCGATGACTTCTACAGATTGAATTATAATAAACGTATTCGTGTAGAATCTGGTGCAATTTTCAAAGCATCAGAAGACTTTGTTGATCGATATGAGAATGTTCCTATCTCTGGATTTCAATATCGATTCTTTATTGCACCAAATAGTTTCTATCCACCATATGTCAAGAATACAAGAATCTATTCGACACTTTTGATATCTAATGATTGCAAACATCGTTGGCGTGGTAGATACAATGAAGATACTGATATTTGTCTTCGTGTTCTAAAAGATGGTGATTGCACTATTCAATTCAACGCCTTTCTTCAAGGTAAAGCAGCAACTCAAACTGTTAAGGGTGGTAATACCGAAGAGTTCTATCATAAAGAAGGTACATTGGATAAAAAAGAATGGCGAGATGGTACACTTAATCCTGAGGGAACAAGAAATAAATCTCAGATGTTAGTCGATCTTCATCCAGATGTTGCAACTATGGTTAAAAAATATGGTCGTTGGCACCACTACGTTGACTACTCTGTCTTTAAAAAGAATGAATTAAGAATGAAACCGAATGTTGTTATTCCAGAAGGTAACAACAATTATGGTATGAAACTTGTCAGAAATTTTGGAAAGCAAAATTTGCTTGACATCCCGCATATATAGTAGTATACTATATGTTTCCCGAAAGGGTATTTTTGTGAAATGATAATGGAGAAATACAATGGAAAAATTGAATGTTAAAGATCGTATGCTTGCTGTCCTCAAACAGAAAAGCGGATACAACACATTTACCGTGAAGCAAGCACGCCGTCGTTTTGGTATTGAGAACGTGTCTGCACGAATCAGTGAACTTCGTCAAGAAGGTCATTGCATCTACACTAATACAAAAACTTTGGAAGATGGACGTAAGATTAACTTTTATCGTCTAGGTACTCCAACTAAAGCTCTTGTTAAAACCGCACTACAATCGGGTTATTCGCTAGGTTAATATCTTGTGAATGGTGAGAGGAGTGTGAACTCCTCTCTTTTCTATAAAAATGGAGTTGTTATGGAAATTTCTATCAAATCCGAAGATCTGCAAAAGAAAAGCATCTTCGTTGCCACACCAATGTACGGTGGTCAAAATCACGGACTCTACATGAAAGCATGCCTTGATCTTCAAGGTCTTTGCGTTCAATATGGAATCAACATTAAATTCTCGTTTCTATTTAATGAGTCTTTGATCACTCGCGCACGGAACTATCTTGTTGATGAGTTCTTGCATCGATCAGATTGCTCTCATCTTTTGTTTATCGACTCTGATATTAATTTTAATCCACAAGATGTTCTTGCTATGCTTGCACTTGATCGTGACGTTATTGGTGGTCCATATCCCAAGAAGTCTATTAAATGGCGTTCAGTTGCGAAAGCATTGATGTCGAATCCTGGTATGGATCCAGGACTTCTAGAGAAAGTGACTGGAGATTATGTCTTTAATCCAGTTAAAGGTACTTCACAGTTCTCTGTGTCTGAACCACTAGAAGTTATGGAAATTGGTACTGGCTTTATGATGGTAAAGCGTGAAGTGTTCCCTCAATTTGAAGCACAGTATCCAGAATTGAAATACAAACCAGATCATGTTGGTCAAGCTAACTTTGATGGCACCCGATACATTCACGCATACTTTGACACTGTGATTGATAAAGTCTCTGAACGTTATCTCTCTGAAGACTATATGTTCTGCCAGTGGTGGCGTAATATGGGTGGTCAGATTTGGCTGTGCCCATGGATGCGTACTCAACACATCGGCACCTATCATTTCCAGGGAGATATGCCAGCAGTGGCAAATTATGTCGGAGAAATGTAATGATCGTTGGAGTTCTAGGTTTTATTGGTTCTGGTAAAGGATCAGTTGGAGATATTCTAGAAAAATATAGTTTTGAAAAGATTAGTTTTGCGTCTCATCTTAAAGATGTAACATCTGTTATGTTTGGATGGGCCCGCAAACTACTTGAAGGCGATACTTACGAATCTAGAGAATTTCGTGAAAAAATAGATCTCTTTTGGTCTGAAAAACTTGGTCGTGAATTTACACCCCGTCTTGCATTACAACTAATGGGCACTGAAGTTGGTCGTAATGTATTTGGTGAGAATTTATGGATTCATGCTTTAGAGAATAAACTGAAAGGTGATGACAAACATTATGTCATCACCGATGTGCGTTTTCAAAATGAGATTGATTGGGTTAGAAAACAAAAAGGTATTCTAATTGAAATCAGAAGAGGCGAACTTCCTCTATGGTATGATGTGGCGAGTAAAGCTAACACTGGATGTCAACACTCTATTCAAGTCATGCAAGATATTGGAATTCATGAATCTGAGTGGAAATGGATCGATAATCAGAATGTCGATCACGTGATTAGGAATGACGGAAGTCTCGAAGATCTCGAAAAAAACATCATTTTGTGCTTGCAAATGTTCTACGGATATGCTATAATTGATGAACTTACTAAAGGAGTTTTGTTATGAAAATGTCTAACGACACTATGAATATTTTGAAAAATTTTACTAGTATTAATGAAAGTATTTTTGTTAAAGCTGGTAATGTACTTGAAACGATTTCAAAGAAGAAAAACATTCTTGCACGAGCAGAAGTTGCAGAATCTTTTCCAACCGAGTTTGGTGTATATGATGTCAATAACTTTTTGACTGTTATTACACTTGACAAGACTGGAGTTCCAGAACTTGAGTTTAATGATAAAGAAATCGTTATCAATATGCTTTCGGGTCGAAGTAAGATTCGTTATCGTAAAGCAAACAAAGAAACTATTCTTGTTCCGCCAGAGAAGAAAATCAATATGGACTCGGCAGAGATTAAGTTTACTCTTGTTGCTGCCGACTTTGAATGGATCACTAAAGTTGCAAGTGTATTGAGTTCGCCTCACGTTGCGTTTGTTTCTGATGGCACTAAAGTTTCTGTTGAAACATTTGATAAAATGGATGACTCAGCACACGTTAACTCTACTGATATTGGTGAGTTTCCAAGTCCAAGTGGATTCAAAATGATCTTTGCTGCTGAGAACTTGAAATTGATTGCAGGTTCTTATGATGTTGTTATTTCTGCAAAAGGTATTTCACACTTTAAGAATAAGAATGCTCCAATTGAATATTGGATCACTACTGAATCTGGTTCTAGTTACGGCGTTTGATTATTTTTTTATATTATGGAGATCGTGAATGGAAAGTCAAATGTTGTGGGTCGAGAAGTATCGACCTCGCAAAGTCGCTGATTGTATTCTCCCAGAAACTCTTAAATCTACATTCCAGGAATATGTTAACCGAAAAGAAATCCCAAATTTGCTTCTTGCTGGATCCGCAGGCGTTGGCAAAACTACAATTGCCAAAGCCCTCTGTGAAGAAGTCGGATGTGACTATATCGTTATCAACGGTTCGGACGAAAGCGGTATTGACACATTCCGTAACAAAATTAAGAATTATGCATCCTCAATGAGTCTTTCTGGTGGTCGAAAGGTCATCATTATCGACGAAGCAGATTATCTAAATCCTAATTCAACTCAACCTGCACTTCGTGGTGCGATTGAAGAATTTGCAGTTAATTGTTCATTCATCTTTACTTGTAATTACAAGAATCGTATCATTGAACCACTTCATTCTCGATGTTCTGTTGTTGAATTTAAGATTCAGAATGGACAGAAAGCAAAGATGGCAACTCAATTCTTTAAACGAGTTGAGAACATTCTTCGCAATGAGAATATTGAGTTTGATAAAGAAGTGGTTGCTGCTGTTATCACTAAACACTTTCCAGATAATCGACGCATTCTAAATGAACTTCAACGATATGCTGTGTCTGGTTCTATCGATAAAGGTATTCTTGCATCTGTTGCAGATCTTCAGATCAATGAACTAGTTAAAGCAATCAAATCAAAAGATTTCACATCGGCACGTAAGTGGGTAACTAATAACATCGACAATGATCCTAAAACGATTCTTCGTAAGATCTATGATTCGTTGTATGAATTTATGAAACCAGATAGTATTCCACAAGCAGTTCTAATACTTGCAAAGTATCAGTATCAGGCAGCATTCGTTGCAGATCAAGAAATAAATCTAGTCGCATGTCTTACTGAATTTATGATGGAATGTGAATTTAAATGAGTGATTTATTTAAAGAAATCGTTCCATCAATACTTCAAACTAAGAAGTATTCTTTTTCACAAGAAACTTATAAATCTTTTGTAGTTAATAAAGCATTATCATATCATATGGATTGTATCATGTATGCAAATCAGATGAATATGTCTGCAACAATTGATTCTGAACTACAATATCAGTATCTTCTAAATACTATTCGTGCAATGAAGCGTAAGTTTCAACCATGGCAAAAAGCACAGAGTATTGAAGATTTAGATTGTATTAAAGAATACTATGGTTACTCTAATGCGAAAGCGAAGGAAGCACTACGTATCTTAAATAAAGATCAGATATCTTTGATAAAACAAAAACTAGACAAAGGTGGAGTGAAGAATAATGATAAGAATCGAGGATCTGGTTGAAGTCACATTAGACCAAAAAGATGACTTCCTTAAAGTTCGTGAGACTTTGACTCGAATTGGAGTAGCTTCTAAGAAAGAAAAAACACTATTTCAATCGTGCCACATTCTACACAAACAAGGTAAATACTATATTACCCACTTCAAAGAACTGTTTGCTTTAGATGGTAAAGAAACTGACTTTTCTGAGAATGATATGGCACGTAGAAATACGATTGCAAATCTACTAGAAGATTGGGAACTTCTAAGAATTGTAGATGAATACAAGACTGAAGAACCAACAGTCTCATTGTCACAAATCAAAATTCTTTCACATAAAGAAAAAGGTGAGTGGCAGTTAGTACCAAAATATCAGATAGGTAAGAAGCATCAATCTAAAGAATAATTTTGTATAAATAATATCGTGAATGCCGTAAGGGTTCACACTATTATAACCTCGCTTTAATTAGGAGAAAACTATGACGCACATTTCGTTGCCGTATGGCAAATCTTTGCTTCCAGCCACTGTTGGCTTTGATCGTCTTCTTAGCACTTTCGAAGAATTCGATACGTTGTTAACAACTAAGACGCAAACTTATCCACCATACAATATCATCAAAGAGGATGAATGCAATTACACTATTGAAATTGCAGTCTCTGGATTTAAACGTGATGACATTGAAATTACCGCTGAAGGTGGAAGATTAACAGTCAATGGTGCAATTAAAACTACGAGAGATCCTGAGAAGTTTCTACATCGTGGGATCGGCACTCGTGACTTCACACACAAGTTTGTTCTTGCTGAAACTATTGTTGTCCGTGATGCGGATCTATCAACCGATGGACTTCTTATCATCAAACTGGAAAATGTTATTCCAGAAGAGAAGAAACTCCGTAAGGTCCAAATTGGACAGACTGTTGCTCCTAAACAACAGTTAAAAGGTAAGACTTGACAACTAGTCTGATGTGATGTATAATTCCAAGTAAGCGTAAAAACTTACTTGGAATCTAAATTATGAAAAAGAATCATCTAAACAAACCAATCAAACTGTGTAACAAAGTGACACAGGATATCTACTTTACTTTCCACGATTGGCCATCGAAAGAAATTGATGGTGTCAATTTTGTTTCTGTTGTGCCTGACAATCTAATTGAAAAACAACCATTGCAGAAACATTGGATGCGTGAAGATTCGCTTGTAAAAGCAAAATAAAAATACCGCCTGTAGCTCAGTGGATAGAGCAACAGCCTTCTAAGCTGTGGGTCGCAGGTTCGATCCCTGCCAGGCGGGCCACATTTAATTTAAGGAGTATTGTATGAAATACGAATG